GGACACCTGGATCGGCATCCCCTCGAAGTTGGCTATCGTGATCGGGATATTTGGCTCGTTGGCGATATTGAACGCGCCGATGAAGACCGGCTGCTGATTGGTCGCCACGCCCAGCGCCGACACCGGCGCTCCCACCCACACGAACTTGCAGGCCGTGATCTGCTGCCAGTAAGTCGGATGGGCCGCGCGATCGGCCGCAAAGGTGCCGCTGCCGCTTGTGTGGGCGACAAGGCACAACCAAGTCGTATTGTCAGTGTCCAAGCGGACATTGCCGGGCACATAGGCGGTGGCCATCGCCCACGCGGACACCAACTGCACCGGTGTCCCCGCCGCTGCGGGGGTGCATGTGCCGCTGGCCGACAGACCGGCGGCGCTGGCAACAGTCACCAGCATCGCGCCGCTCTGCGCGTCGAACAGGAAGTCCGCTGTCTCTATCGTGCCTTTTCGATAAGCTGTCATCCTTGCACCTGTTTCGTATGGACACGAATCGTATTGCGGTACGGGTCGCTCCAGCGCCAGCACGGCTCCTTGCCGGGGCCGAGCACCTGGTAAACGACCGTGCCGGAGGGGGCGGTTTCCGAGACGGTGTCGCCCGGCTTGGGCTGCACGACCGAGCTACCGAGCACAAGATCGCTTGCCGTTATCAAAAAATCCCTGCTGGTGAACTGCACCAGCATCCCGTACTCGTTCTCGATCTGGAACGTCGTCGCCCCGATGGTCGCGCTGACAGATACGCTGGCGGGCGGGGTGCCGGGCCGCGTGTACGTCACCACGGTGGTCATGTTGGCCTTCCTGACGCCCGAAAGCCAACTGGCGGCTTGTGCCAGCATGTCAACCATGCGGTTGCTCGCTCCTACGCCTGGTGCAGATTGACCAGCACGTTGGTGTCGGCATCCGCCGGCGCCGTCTGCTGGGCGATCCAGCCGACATAGTTGTTGGCGCCCGTCGCGGACGAGGCCGTGACCACGTGGTTGGTCGCATCCCAGTACACCTCGGTGCCCCACGCCAGGGCGGCGCCGGAGCCGGTCCCCGTGGCCTTGGGCATGGCATAGATGCCCTTGACGTGGACCTCGCCCAGCATGTTGGCCGGGATGTCCAGCTTGGTGATACCGATGTGCGCACCAACCACGATGACGGTGCCCGCCGGGGTGAACGCCGTCGGCGTGTAGGGAATGACGCCCTCGGCGTTGACATACGCCGCTTGAAAACCTGCCATATTCGGGTAATTGGCCATTGTCTATGCTCCTATGTTTGCTATTTGCAGAAAATCGCGGCTGGAAAGTCCGCCCAGGCAGACAAGCACCAGCCACCAGGGGGCCAGCAAGCGAAACATCCAAGATGCGATGCTTAAACAAACGCTCATTGCTGGTCGCCCTTGGAATAGGCCGCGCCGCGGAAGTCTTGCATTGCGACGCCCCAGTCCATGAAGGCCCGGAAACGTATGCCCAAAATCTCGAAGTTCGGCTCGCCGCGCTCGATCACCGGCTGCTCGATGCCATTGAGGAATGCGACCTCGATGGCGGGCAGAATCATCGGGTCGGCGAACAGGTAGTAGGCCGTTGGCAGCGCGTTGCCATTGAAGTTGGTGTTGCTCAAATACTGCGAACTGACGACCTCGAACAGGTCGCCCAGGACGTTGTAGGACGGCGTGACGGTGCTCTTGGCGCCCGTGGTGGCGATTGACGCGATCAAGGGCGTCTGCTTCATAAGCTGGATCGCCGCGAGCTTGAGTTGCGTCGGCACCAGCAGAACCTTCGGCTCCACATTGAGCGGCCTGCCATTTGGCTTGGTCTGCAAGAGGAACTGGTTGTACAAGGCCGACAAGCCCGCAAAGCCGAACTGCGTGCCCGCGCCGCTCATATAGTTGTTGTTGGTTGCCGAGAAGAACGCCACCGGCGTCTGGGGCGGATTGGCCTGCGCGTCCTGGACGGTAGAGGGGTTATTGAGCAGCGGCATGTACACCGTCTCGGCGACACCTTCACCGGCGCCTATGCCAAAACGGGCCGGCATATCGCCGAAGGCGTTCATGTCGTCGTTGACGACCATCTGCCGCGACAGCGTGATGATCGCGCCTTGGGTCTGGCCTTGGATTGGGAATGCCTGCTCGCCAAGCTGCACGTTGGGAAGCTGACCATCGGGACCGACGAGCTTGAACTTGAAGTCTTCGGTCATCCTATAGCGGAAGTGCTGCTTGAAGTCGTTAAGCACGCCCTTCTTGCAGAACGCCTGCCATGCGCGATCGACGGCGTTGTACCTGTCAAGCATCACCTTGTTGGCGATGTTGGACAGGATGCCCGGCAAGGAAACTGTGCTGAATGCCGCGCGGATGTAATCGTTTGGGCCAATGGACCACGGCGGAAGGCTGCGACCCTCGGCGCTGGCGCACAGGGCGAAAAACTCACGAATGCCCATCGCGCGGTGCCTGTGCGCGATGTCCATCGCCTTTTCGCCATAAGCCTTGACCATATGGTCATCATCCCGAACGCCCGACGCCACGAGGCCGCACGCCTCGATGGTCTTGGCGTCGGAAATGCCTTCATGCACGATGACGGCCGGTGCGGTGGGACGGCTGGCGCGCAGATCGACAAGCTGCATCTCGGTGCCGATCCGCTCGGAATCCCAGCCCTTTTCGATGGCGCTTGCGGCGATGTCGGGATACTTCTTGCCGCAGAGTTTTTCTATATCGGCGATGCGCCGGTACTCAGCGGCGGCAGACGCCCGGATTTGATTCAGGTCCGGCGCGGCGGCGCTGCTCGCTGCCGCCGATGCTTCGATCTTGGCCGGGGCGCTTGGGGCTGTGGGGGTTTGGGCTGCGGTGTCTGTCATGGTGATCTCCTGCGCCGACGCAGCGCCCTTGGCGCTGGCGGCAATGGTTGTTGACGACGATGTATCAGCGCCCAGCGCGGTCACGGAGACCTCGCCAAGGGCGAATTTTCTGGCGACGATAAGGGGGCCGTGGTGGTCGGCGCCGTTGACGTTGGCCTTGGAACCTTCGGGCACGTACTGCTTCTCCAGGACGCGCCCGCCGATGGACGCCTGCCAGGGAAAGCCGTTCTTGCTGTTGGCGACGACCTCTTTGGCGGCTGGGCCTGTGCCCGAGACGACGCCCGCGATGTCAATGGCCCTGCCGATCTTGACGGAATTGGTGTGGCCCACCACGTCGGCGTACTGGTGATCCTTCAGGACGGGGATGTTCTGCGAGTGGGCCTGTACGCCCTGCAAATCCACCACCACCGGCAGGCCCCAGTTGGCAAGGGACATCGGCCCGCCGTTGTATGCGTTAATGTCGAAGCGGGGAAGTCTTTGGCCGACAGCGCCACTGGCGCCGTCGGCAGCGGCAGTCACATTCATAGGCGCCACAAACGCAAGCTGGCCGTCCGCCGGCGCGGAGGCTTCAAGATCGTTACTGGCAGTGGAATTGGCCTCACCTGGGGTCTCCAGCGCCTTGCGGTGGGCCTCCAGGTGCTTGACGACTTCCCCGCCAGCGTCCTTGGCCGCGGACTGGGCCGCGTCGAAGCCGCCCGTGTGCAAATACAACTGGCCATCTGTGGGCCGGCCCGCCGCATCGGGGTCTTTGCCGTTCTTGACCCAGTGGTGAGGGACTTTCCAGGTGGAAGATTTGCCCTCTTCGCCCGTTTCGGCGAACGCCTCGCGCGGGAGCTTTGTCTTATCGACATCGGCCCACTGCGGCTCATCGTTCGTGGTGACTGAATTATGCGCGAAGCTCATTCTTCGTCCTCGTCTTTGTCGGGCGCATCGTCAACGTCAGGCGGCGGTGTGCCGCCCGGAGTAACAGGCGTGGCCTGGGGCAACACGCCCGGCCCGAGATTGGCGGGTATCCCCAACTCGGCACAGTAGGCGATCTCCTTGGCGCGCTGGGCGACGCCCGCCTTCCACTTGAGGCCCTTTTTGCCCCATTCCTCCGCAAGGTTCGTGGTGTAATCGCCGAGCTTTGTGGCCTGGGCGTTGGCTTCCTTGGACGGATCGACATGCTCGTGGTTATCCCAGAACCACTGGTGCGGATGGTCCGGCAGCGCCCGTGCGGCGACGGGCAGATAGTCGCTGACCAGGATGG